AAATTATAATTTATTGAAAACTTGGAACTCTTGTATAGAAATACAAGAAACGCTAAATATAGATAAAGGAAATATATTTAAAGTGTGTCAGGGTAAAAGAAAAACAGCAGGTGGGTATATTTGGAAATATTATAATGAATTAGAAGGAGGAATTTAGATGACGTTATTAGAAAAAAGTTCAAGAAGAAAGTGCAAGGCTTTAAAAAACCTTGTAGAAAGAGGAGATTATAGTCCTGCATACGCACTTGAAAAATTAGAAGAATATTTTGACAAGGGTAAAGTAATTGAAAGAGATTATGAAGAACTTGCGGAATATCTTGAAGATTTAATTGACAACCCTGTTGAAGAAGAACCATCAACAGAGCCTGTTGTTGAAGAAGAACCAGAAGTCATAGAAGAAGGTGAATAATTATGGAATTAACAATAACAAGTATAATAGCATTCGTAACATTAATTTTAGGCGAAATAACAAAGAAATTCAAATGGATCAATAAAAAGTTCATTCCTTATCAAAATCTTGTTATAGGACTTATAAGTGGTGTTATTTGCTATTTTACAGGATTAAAAGAAAATATCATAATTTCTATTGTAACTTGTGTAATAGCTAGTTATAGTGCTGGAGGTATTTATGATAATATAACAGCTCATAAAATTGAAGAAGAATTTTATGATAATATTGGAGGTGAGGAATAATGGCATATCAAAGAGCTTATGTACCAATGAAATATATTAAAATAACAAATGGTTATGGAGATGGTACAGGACATCCTTATTCCTATGCTTTAGATTTAGCCGGTAAAGACGGAGGAAAAGACGAAGTATTCGCACCTTTTGATTGTAAAGTAACTAAATTATTTCAACCTAAAACTAAATCAGGAAAAATAGATACAAGTCGTGCTCCGGAAGTCTGGTTAACAAGTACAAAACCAGTATTGTGTTCAAACGGATATTATGGTATAATGACTATGTCATTGACTCATAGTCCGGAAGTATATAATATGAAATTAGGACAAAAATTTAAACAATTTGATACTGTTTGTCATGAAGGAAGTCAAGGAGTTTCAAATGGTAATCACATTCATTTAGAATTATCTAAAGGTGAGGAAGCTGGTTGGGATATATTAATAAAAAATGGCAAAAAATATTATGTAAATAAGAATAGAGTTAAACCTGAAGAATACTTGTTTGCTATTGAAGATGCTGTTTATTTACAAGAAACTAAACAAGGAAAAACTTATCATTTTAAAAAAGAAAGTGAAATGACTTATCTTGTTTATAATGTACCTAGTGAACCTTTGATTATAAGAAGTAAACCTTATCCTTTAGGACATAAAATTGGAGAATTATATAATGGTGATGAAGTTATTAAATTTAATGATAAAGCATTGATTTATCATTATGAGTGCTTAGGATACACTTCAAAAAAATATTTGAAGAAGGTATAGATATGGAAATTACATTAGCTTTAGTTATACTATCAAATATAATTAGTGTATCTAGTTTCGTTTTATCAAGAAAAGATAAGGCTGTGAAAGACAGTAAAGAAAATCACCAAGAATTAATAGAATATCAATTAAAAGAATTGAAAGACGATTATAAATCAATAGCCAATGATATTAAAGAAATAAAAAAAATGCTAGATACATATAGAGAAACTTTCAGAAACATTATTAAAAATGAGATGGAAGAACATATTAAGTTGTATCATACAAAGGAGAAATAAAAATGAATTTGGAAGAATTAGACAAAAAAATTACTGAAAATACTAAAAAATTAGACGTTTTAACAAATAAAATGGAAGATAGTCTTAATCAAATAAATAACAACAGTAAAAATATTAAAAAGAATACAAGTGCTTTAGAAATATTGCACGAAGTAAAAGAAACTTCTATAATTTCCGCTAATAGAATATTCGCTATTTGGTTAGCTACTTTCTTGGCATTAATAATATCAGTTTGTTACATCATTTTTATAATAAATGATACTACAACAGTAGAAACAAATACTACCCAAGAAATTTCCGATGTGGACACAATTGAAAATACTAATATAACAAATGGAGATTATAATGGGGAGAATAAGACAGACAACAACTAAAAGATACAAGATAAGGAAGTCTAAAGGAAATAATAAACATTGTCCTGTATGCGGCAAGTTTATGAAAAAGAAGTGATCTAATGCTTAGATTGGAATTTACAAAACAAGAAGTAGATGAAATAAAAAATAAAATATACTTAAGTGAATTACAGGAAAGAATATTTGAATACAGACTTAAAGAATATAGTATCACTAAAATGGCTATGTTAGAAAATTGTAGTGAATCTACAATAAACCGAGAAATTAAAAAGATA